TTAGTAACAAGATCTGTAGGATCTAGTTTGTTATCTATCTTTTGAAAAGCTGCTGTAAGAAGATCGTTATTCAGTATTCCTGTATTAGGAAGATTTGGTCCTACATATGATGTATAATCAGATGTTACAGGATATCCTAAGAATAAAGGAGGTAGGCATCCGCTAGGATATGTAACATATACATTTATAGGAACATTATCATAACAAGGCATTCCAGGTAGACAAGACATATATTAATAGTTTAAGGGATGTACATAATGTAATATGCAGCAATGACAGGTTGTTTGTTATCATGTGCTGCGCTGCTACCAACATTAGTGTTAGTAACACTGATTGCTCCTTGAGTTGCACTAGATCTACCAACTGAAGGAAGTGTAAATGTTGTATTCATTGTATATTCCAAATTAGAAGAAGGACTTAAATTAAGAGCTCTAGCAACGTAATTTGAAGAATCTACAGGAACATCTGTAGTGTTGATAACATTGGCAAATTGGTAGTGAAAATGGTTATCTGTAACAAGAGCAGTGTGTGTATGTACTGGAATCTGTGAAGTTAAAAGAGTGACACTGTTTGATCCAAGAATTTGGTTAACTGTGTAATTAGGATTGTATGAAGGATCAACAACAGGATCTACAGCAGCATTAAGAACATTTGTTCCCATATTAACTATAGCACCTACAGCAACTCTTCCTCTTTTATCAGGAGTTCCATTTAAACCATTGCATAAATAAACCTTTGTCCAAACACCAGAACCTACACCAGATGCATTAAATCCTGCTAATGATCCATAATACTCATAAGCAATGTATGGAACCATTCTTTCATAGTTGTTTGTACTAGGAGCAATACCTGCTAAGTATGCAGCTATGTATGTATTAATATCCGATATTGCAACATAGTTTGTACTAACATCAAGAGCAAGTGCTGCAAGGTCTACACCTAATTGACAAAGCTTAGTGATGACAGCTTGAACAATAGCATGTGTATCAGAACTAGCTGTTACACCTGTAAGACATCCTATTGTATAATCTGCATTAAGAGTGGTGAGTGTAGCATCAATTGCATCAACTTGAGTTTGAAGATCACATGCAGCTTTTACAAGAGCTTCAAAAAGCTCTACAGCTGTTGGTGGGCTACATATAGGTTTACATGTAGGCAGATAATCCACTACAAGATCACAATAAGCTGTTGGATCAATTGTAATATCTATTCCTGTTCCATCAAGAAAAGAAACCACAGCATCAATTAACGCTTGTTCAACAACAAATAGACTGTCATTGGTATTTATAGATAGATCTTCAACATCGTTTCCTGTATATCTTACACATTTATCGGACGTGGTTTCTACACAACCGTTATAACAATTATTACAACTCATTTTATAATTTATTTATGAATTAGAAGTTTAACTCTACTAGCAATCATTTCTATTGTATAACATCCTGCATAATTTATATTACACAATTTGCTCACTAGTATTCTTTTATAGTTTAAAAGATCACCAATTACAGTTTGTGGAAATGGTAGATTAAGAATATATACAATATTGTTATATTGATTGTTTGCAAGCTCTGTTAGCTTACAATCAATGTCATCAATTAGAAGTTGAGGAGTGATACAATCAATACAATTAACGAGTCTTGGTGATAGCATTTTTAAATCGTTTTATACCTTTTTTAATTGTAGCATTACATGTGTGACAAAGACCGTTAATAAGTTGACAGCCGCATCCCACCTTAACACCGCAGTTTCTACACTGTGCCATATTGTCTAAAATTATTTAAATAATTAGTTCCAGAACAACCACAATTGTTGCGTATAAAATTATCAAGCATTAAGTTTGCTTGCATATATAACTTATTAGAAGTTGCTACAGCACAGTTGTTAGCAGCTGCAATCGATCCTTGTATGAAATAGTATATGCTGTTAAGCTCCACCTTAGATTGTTGCTTAATCATTAAATCACACTCCATCATATCAAGTTTCATAAATGCATTGTCAAACTTCTCCTGTATCCTATCCACTCTCATTATTGTCTTGTTAACAAATGTAGTTAGAGCAGGAGCAACTGAATATGTTAGATAATAAATTCCATCAGGAAGAGGATTACTAACTCCAACAGCACTTAGTCCTAATGTAGCAGAATTAAATATGTTAAAATCATTTGGTACAAAAGGAAGGACAATAGCATCAAATCCAGGAACAGTGATTGATATTGTAGGAGATGCTGGTCCACTTGTATAAGTTGATGCATCAGCAATTCCTAATAATTTAGAATCGTGTGTATCAATCACTAATATATTTAGTACATCTGCCATGTTGATAAAAATAAATGTGCCCGAGGAATTGAGAATATCCTCTCTCACCCTCAGGCACAGGTTATATGATTTGTAAATCTACTAAGGAGTGGTAGTAGTAGTGGTTGTAGTGGTAGTACATGCACTATGATTTTGTGGTGTACCAAGAGCAGCTGTAAGAATTGCGCTAACTGAAACAGCAGCAGCAGATCCTTGAGGAACAGCTATGATAACCATTGAATCTTCATAAATGTAATCACCCCACTGATATGCAGATTTATCATACTCATTAAACTTAATGTAATAAGTGTCATAAGTAGTACCTGCAGAAACCCAGCTTTCGAAGTTTTGGTTGTAACCAGCCATTCTGTAAAGATGCTTCAAATAACCAGCTTGGTAGCTGTAGAAGTTCTTTTCAAGTTGGATGATTTCATCAGAAGTACCTGAAGGGTAATTTGCAACTTGAGTTACAGTAGCTTCAGCTACAATGTTACAAGCATCAGCAACAATAAAGTCAGCTGTAGTGGCTGGTCCACTGTAAACAAAAGTTCTGAAATACATTCTGTCATACTCCCAAGGGAATGCAGCAACATCACAAGGAACACCATATCTAGTCAAAGGTTTACCTTCGATTTGTAGAACTCCAGGAGTAGGTTGACTGAATTCGTAGAAAGTGTTAAAGCTAATGTTGTCAGGGTTAGTTCCAGGAGCTGAAGCTTCAAACTGAGCAATGATTTGATCAACCAAAGCTTCGTAATCAACTTGAGTACAAGGATCACCACCACACTCACAACAAGGAGCTACCACTGTAATGCTACGAGTGAAACCATTGAAATACAATGTATCAATGTAGCTAGAATGTGCACGAAGAGTGATTGTAAGAACATCACCACACTTAACGTTCCAGTCAGTAACTTCAGTAACTTGAGTTAGAGGTGTAGGACAACCACTAACAGTGTACCACTCAGTGATGTTAGACTTACAACTAGATCCACTAGGACATCCTGAAATCTTATCAGAACGCTTAGAACCTTGTAAATAAGTGTTAACCCTACCTTGGGCAACATAGAAATAAGGAGACGCAGCAATGTTACCTGCTGTTGCTACTGAGTAATCGGATTTGAAAAAACCCACTTTACCAGCAGTGAGGTCTTGCGTAGAATTAGTGGTGGCTATTGTTGAGCCAACAGGAACTACGAAGAGCGTAGTTAGAGAAAAATCTGCCATTTTGTTTTATTTAAAATTGTAATGAAAAAACTATTCATTCGTTTGTATCCTATACTGTGCACTTTGCACAGCAGATGCATTTTCTGTATACATTGCCAAGTTTTGAACTGTTAAATCTAGAAGTTCATCTTCGAGATAGGTTTCTAGTTCACAATCTTGGTTGTATGAATCTTGACCATCTAACATAACATATCCCTCTTTATTGATATAAACAGGGTAGCGCATGTACGAGATGTAGATTTTACTTGGTGTAAATGTACCATCTGTGAACATTGATATTTCATCAGATGATATGAAGTTAAAAGTTTCTTGGTATTCGAAAGAAGGTTTGTAGTGATCGTTGTTTAGAATGAGTGATAGGTCACCATGCTTTGCAAGATCCCTATTTATCCAAATTATTCTATCCTTACATCTTCCTTTGTCAGCAAGAACGTAACTATCAATGTAGAACATGTATTTAGGTTCTAACTCATGTAGGTATGAAAACCACTGATTTAACTGTGTATTCTTTAGAACCAAATTAAGAGGTTGATGAGCATAGTTTACCACCAAGCTTTGAAGGTCTTCATAACGTTTTTTAAACGCATCTAAGCCCATACCACTTAATGTACTAAACCCATCAACCTTCTGCTTAATCAGTTTTATTTGAGCCTCATTTAAGGCTAAGATTTTATCTTCAAGTTGAATCTGTTGATGCTCGTTGGTTGATAGTTTATTTAGTTTCTGATCGATTTTATATAATAAACTATCTACTGGTATCATACAGATGCTAATTTTTTAGTCTTGAGTTTTTGTTCTAATGTAAGAAGTTGATCTTGATTATCATCATCAGCAAGAGATTTTACAAGATCCTCTTCGTCTTGAGCTAATTCAAATTCACCCTCATAAACTTTACCATTTGGTTTAGTTCTATATATAGAATGACTCATTGCTTGTCTTACAAGATCTTTAATATGGAGCAAGTTTTCTTTCATATCAGCAAAGCGATTGAACACTTCCACTGTAGATAAGCCTTGGAATTTACCTGTCTTAAATTCTGTTTCCTTAATAACATTATCAACTAAGTTGTAAACAACTTCTTCTTTAGTATTATCAGTAACAGGGAGTCCTAATAGTCTTGCCACCTTGCGCTTCTTCTCAGGAGTCATAGTATCAAACTTGCTAATTGCTTTGTTGATAATTTGTTTCTTCTTAAAGATTACAGCACTTTCAATCTCATCGTCTACAACATAAAATTGTATGTCAGCAGCATATTCACCACGTTCCCAAGCTTGATAAGAGCTTGCAATTGTTGGATGAACTCTAAGCCATGAGAAGGCTAGTTCTTGCATTGGTTGACTGAGGTCAAAGAAATTATCACCATCCATAAGTTTAACAGGTTGGATGTGTAATTCATCATAGTTAGAAGAAGTTAAACCACTATTCCAAAATGGAGCACGAGGACCAAGGTCTACACTTAATGCAGCCTCAAGCTTAGCTCTTAATTTTGTAACACGTTCTGTTTCTAGTTCTCTCTCAGTAGGATCTTGAATTCTTTGGATGTATGCAGCGTTAGGATTTAATCCTGTTCTGTATTGTCCATCGAGTTCTTTATAAGGATATTTAAATACACCTGTACCAGGGATTCTTGTCATACCTTTTTGTGCCAGACCACCTTGCATTGTTTGCAATTGTGAACTATTATACTCCTTTTTTAATGTGGAGATTTTCCCAATTTTGCCCATATTTAGTTATTTATTTGGTTTATTAGCAGAGCGATTCCCATTGAAGGGATAGCGAATGGGAGACACCCCAATCCAACACTCTGTAGTTTAAGGAGAGCCCCCTAATTTCTAGAGGGCTCTTCTTATTTTTATTTTTAGAACTGTGGAATCTCTTCAATCAAAACTGTACGAGACAAGTCTTCAATGAATACATCACAACGGTCTTTCATCCAGATTTCATATCCAGGGAACTTATTAGCACTAGACATACCTTGAGACTTAGCAAAGCCTAAGTGATGACGAGTACCATCAATATATCCCCAAGTCATAGAAGGAGCACCTTTCATTCTCACTTCTCTGATGTTGTTAATCATAGAGCCATCGCTCATAGGACTTACATCAAATACCATGAATACAGGGGTGGATTTCTTGTTCTGACCAAATTCAAGATTAGATTGTGGAAGATCTAATTCTTTCAAGTGAATAAGTTCAACACGACCAGTTTCACGAGTAACCATTGCATCGAATGCAAAGTTGTAAGTGATGTGTTGTCCTTCTCCTTGC